CGTGATTCCCCGTATTTTTATCGTTTAAATGGTTAATTTAATGTGAACAGTGTATGTGATAGCAATATCATATGCATTGTTTACACTTAGATTAATTATTTATTCTGGGAATTTTAACAATTTATGTTTATTTAAATCAATTAATGGTTTAGGACCTGAGTGATGTTAGTGTTTAAGAGTAAAATTTTAAGTTTATGCTATGCCAGAGTACAGACTGTCCGCAAGGAAGTTAGTTGATTCCCCTTCTAACTAGTAACGGTAGTTGACTAGGCCCGATACGCTCGAAAGAGTTCTTTGGCTGCCTAGAATAACGTTATTATCAATGGGTAAGGAATAACATTTAACTTATTTATAGAATGAAATAATTATTTAATTATTCTCTTGTTTGTCTGCAAGATTCTATATTTGGATTAGATTTTTACACCTTACTTGAAACATGGCTAGTATCGCAGCTAGTGGTGTTGGTTCGAGGCTCGGCATAAAAGTATAACCGCGTTAGTTATATGTATGAAATATTTTTATTCTTTACATTAATTTAATTTAGGAAACGGCAATGGAACAAGGGCTTTGATGTATATGGATGAATATGTTATAAATAATTAGAAAGTTTAAGTGCTATTTGCCTACTTTCGATTCGTTTGGTCGCGAATGTTATTTATAGTTTATGAAGTATACATTGGAGATACAGGGCAACCCCCAAATTTGAATACAAATGGCAACACGAAACACTGAAATTAATCAGGGGATTTTATGCGAATTGAGTAATGGAGATTTGGAAAAATTGGTATCAATACTTAGAAAGAAACATATTTTTGATACGAAGAAGATTCAGAGAGTTTTATTTACAGTGAAGAAACAGGGAGATTGGATAGTAGTTGATGGAGATCAAGGAAGGATTACACAGGTTAATACGAATTGTAAATTGTTTAATGAGAGTATTGTAAAAGGAAAAGTTTCTATTTTTAAAAAATTTAAATTAATAATAATTAAGAAGGAAGTAGTTTTACAGTCGGAGTCGTTAATAAATTTAATTAAGAATACAGTAACTATGTCACATTTTGCATTAAAATCTGCAATTTCTCTTACGAGTGATTTAAGATCTATTGGATGGTTATTGAATGTTTTGACAATTTTGTTAGATTTGAAAGATCCATATGTTATTGGTATGTCTCGTTTGTTTTCTATATTAGTCAGAATTATTTCTGTTGTTATTCAAGCAGTTGGTTCTTATAGCGCGTTCAGAAATGAATCGTTGAGCATTCCAGATGTAGTTTTGATGATGTCAGTGGCAGGAATGCCATCTCGTATTATTCAGAAGATTGAAGTCTTTTCTAAATTAACAGGGAAGAGATTTAGTGATTCAGGATTTTTGATGTCCATCGTGAATGAATTTTTGGATATAGTATTGACGGTATTAGAATGGGCAGCAGAACGTATGCCAACAGAACATGGGAAATATTTTGTATCTAGATTACGAGAGCAATTGTCTTTCGTTGCTACTTATAAATATATTAAAGAAATGACAGATATAGTAACAACATATCACAAGAATCAACAAGTGATTTTGGACGTGCAGTACAGAATACGAGCAGGAGAGCTGTTTGATAAAATGAAGTCACATCCGCCTACTTATCTATTTTGTAGAGATGTAGCTAATAAAGCTACTTCTATGCTATGGGCAGATTTTTCAGCTATTAATACGCTCGTTAAGAATTACAGTGTTTCATCGCGTATGGAACCTGTATGTATTGTTTTTGAAGGATCAGCAGGTACTGGAAAGTCGACATTTATGAATAAGTTAGTTTCAGCTTTGAAACATGATAACATGAGTGTGTATTGTCATACCGTTCCCGCAGTTGATGCTGGAAAGGATTTTTATGATGATTATATGAATCAGGATGTATTTGTGATGGATGATGTAGGTCAACAAGGAAAGTCGCAGTGGAGAAGTATAATTAACTTTGTAGCTCCCGTCAAATTTCCTTTAGAGTGTGCAGCAGCTGAAAAGAAAAACACTAAGTTTTTCTCTTCTAAATTAATTTTATGCACAACTAATGGATTTATGAATTTGCAGGGATTTACATCGAAGGATTGTATAAGTGAACCAGAGGCATTGTTTCGACGATGTCACGTGGTCCATTTCACTGGACGTGACGAAATTGCCTTGAAATATTATAAATACGATTATATAATAGAACGACGATGGAAACAAGCAAAGTTAGGACCGTGGAAGGATTGTGAATTTGGAACGGAGTTTGAAGGATCAGATCGACAACAACTTCGTGCTGTTTATAGAATGATCAAAGAATTATTGAAAGTTCAGAAAGACATTTCTAACGACAACGAAATGCCTGAAGATGATTTGGATTTTATTGTGGGACGCGAAGATGTATTTAATGATGCAATTAGTGAAACTGGAGACGTGATGTCTGTGCAGAATCCCCTTTTCGAAGAGAGAGGATTGACTTCAGAGAGCATATTTTCGGGAATTGCTCATTATGCAGGAGTGGCTACATCAGCTGTTTCTGAACTTTTTTCAAGCATGAAACAACGAGTGGAGGATTTGAAAGGAATGGAATATAATGATCCTAAAACATTATTAGCTATATCAGCAGTATGTTTTATGGTTACTTTAGTTTTCTATTCTGTGTATAATACATGTGGATCTATTGATCCTAATGATGATGATGCAGGTGTTGGAGACGTTGTTGGAGAATGGAAAAAGATAGGTTCAACAAAACATAATATGTTTTCTGAATCTGGTCATATAAGTACAGAAGATGAAACAACAAATGCACGTAGATATTTCCGTTTTTTGGAAATATTTTATTACCATGAAGGAATTATGAAGACTGACTATTGTCAAGCAGCAGTCAGTGGAAAATATGCATTTGTTCCTTATCACGCATTGGGCGATGATATGAAGGTCAATATTTTTAGAGATTGGGATAGATATCAATCTAAACAGTATGAATTTAATTTATTACCGTGTAAGATTGCTAAAGCGTATCCGCATCTTGATATTGCAGTTATTGAATTTTTAAATTTACCGACTGTTCCTTTTAAGAATGCCCATATGTTGTTTAAGAGATTAGCACCTAAAGTGTTTTCAAGTGATCTCTATTTTTGTAATGTGTTTCATAAGATACGTAATATCTATGGAACCAATATTAAAATGGCTACTGAAACCTTTCGAGTAGTTAACTACAGAAAGGAGTTGTCCTTTGGACCTGATTCAGGTCTGACGTACAATATCAGTGCGCTAGGTCTTTGTGGATCATTGATCGTTGATAAGATGAATGGATTCGTTGGCATGCATATTGCTGGGAATGGACAGGAAGGATTCGCGATAGTACCACCAGAAGAAATCAGAAATGAGATAGCTCATATCATGCTTTCTTCATCGGAACCTAATTTCGATCATAAAGATTCATTTAATACAAATGACTTTTCAGGAAGTCGTTTGGCATATGAAAAAGCAGAATTGTCAATGGCAATGCAAAAATCTAATTTTGTTGCATCGCCGCTTAATAAAGTTTTTGACCCGAGAGTTAATGAAGCTTGTGAGAAGTACAATATTGCGGCGAAAGCGCCAGTCGATATTCGAAAGTATGGAACACCTACTCAAACATTGAGAACGTGCGCCAAAAAATCGTTTTCTCCGATTAATCCAATTTCACAAGATGAAATTGTTTTTGCTAAGAAATGCTTGAAAACCATGATGGTTGATTTTAAAGATCTGACCGATCATGAAACAGCATTTGGAGACGGAGACATTGTTGGTGCCTTAAATAAGGATGCAGCTAATGGATATGGATTTAAACCTAAGAAGGAAGTATATTTTGACTTTGAGAATAAAGTCATCTCGGAAGAGTTTCTCCAGATCGTAAAAGATTTTGAAATCCGAGTAAAATCGGGAGAAACAAGATGGGAAGATTTTGTTGCCAAGGAGGCATTAAAAGACGAAATAAGACCTGTTGGTAAGGATCCGCGTACTTTCAGAGTTATGCCATTGCATCACATATTTCTTAATAAGAAATATTTGGGGCAATTGTTCTCGCATATTCGTAAGAATATGTGGACAAATGGAATTGCTCTGGGCATGAATCCTTATCAAGATTGGGACCGGTTATATAATATTCTTAAAGCAGGAAAAGTCTTTGCTCTAGACTTTGGAAAATGGGATGGTAGTTGTCATGCTATGATACAAGATCTCGTTTCGGAAGTTGTTCTGGAACATTATAAAGGAGAACATCGTCAAGAATTGGAAGTAATTCTACATTCTATGGTGAGAGGATTTACTCTCGTCAATGATGAGTTGATGATGACTACGCACTCATTACCGTCCGGGGCATGGATTACCGCATTTTTTAACTCATTAATTAATAGAGTTTTAACAGCGATAACTATATACAGAGAAATGAAGGAAGACGGAAAAACCGCAACGGTAAATGATTATTTATCGTGTATTGATTTCGTCTTAGGAGACGATAAGATTTGCTCAGCAAAGGAAGGATACGAAAAGTATTTTAATGCTTATTCGTTGGAGCGAACTGCCAAGATTCTCGGTATGTCCGCTACTGATTGTAATAAGAAACCGATTACTTCGGCGTTTCATCCTTTGGAAGAGGTTTCTTTTCTGAAGAGAACATTCAGAGTACATCCTAAATTAGGATTGGTAGGACCTCTGTCTTTAGACACGTTATTAACCACGATTCAGTGGTATGACGCAACTAAAGATTTTGAGGTTGTGATGGAAGGAAAGTCAGTAGTTTGTCAGATAGAAGCATATATACATTCGCCAGACATGCTGCATTTATTTCAATCACTTATGCGTGAGCATACGTGGTTTAGAGAAATGTCAGAAGAGAGGATATTGCATACGTTGTCAGATAAAGACGAATTATTCGATTTTGTAAAACATACATTAGATAAGAAGTATTAGTCAGATATTTTTATTTATTTTTTGTTGACAATATGTTTTCATATTGAAATATTTGTATATATTTACTTATTTAGTATTTGTTTTTATTTTTATTTATTTATATAAAGACATGGTATAAGAAGTCCTGTTTATACCACTAATAGGACTAATAGGGTTATAATGCCCAACGTACTACTCATGAAATGAGGGCAGCCACTAGAGTATTTATTTTTAAGAGTGAAATAGTTGTAAGCAACTTCAAACACGAATGAACAGAATAGTAATAATAGTGGAGTACACACTATAAACAGTACTAATTTTTCG